ATTAATTCGTTATTGGGAAAAAGATATAAATGAAAACCCTGAATATGTAATAAAAGATTTAAAAGAAAAATTAGGTATTTGATTTTTTTACAAAAATATATTTCAAATTATACGAATTCCCATATTTTATATGGGAATTTTTTATTTATAAAAAAAATTCTTTACTTTCAACTATATATTAATTAAATTAATGTATTATGGAAGAATTAAAGATTGACCCAAGAGTTGCTTATGATGTAGTAGAACTACCGAGCAAAGGTATTCATTACCCAAACAAAAAGAAATCAGTTAGAGTTGCGTATTTAACTGCGGCAGATGAAAATATCTTATCTGCACCGAATTTTATAAATTCAGATTCAATGATTGGTGAATTGTTGAAAAGAAAAGTATTAGATAGAGATATTGATACTGATGATTTAGTTGAAGAAGATATTCAAACTATTCTTATCTTTTTAAGAAATACTGCTTTTGGTAGTGAATATGAAATTACCACTACTGATCCTAAAACAAATAAACCTTTCAATACTAAAATTGATTTGGGTTCATTGAAAGTAAAAGACTTTAATTTAGTTGGAAATAGTGACGATGAGTTTTCATATTATTTTGAAAAATCTAAAGTTGATATTACTTTTAAATTTTTAAATAAAAAACAAGAAAGAGAAATTGAAAAAATTAAAACAGGTTGGAATGGTTTAGGTGCACCACCTATTGTTACAAAAAGATTGGAATTTATGATTAAATCCATAGGAGGAAATAAAGACCAATTAAATATTAGAAATTTAGTTGAAAATTTACCAATTAAGGATTCACAAGATTTTAGAAAATTTGTTGAAGAAAATAAACCAGGTTTAGACCTAACACAAACTGTAACAACCCCATCAGGAGAGAATATCCAAGTAAATATTGGATTTGGGGTAGAATTCTTTCTCCCTTTCTTCGGACTATAAGGTATCACAATTAAATGAAATTTTATTATTAGTTACTAGAGGTTTTAGTTATTCTGATTTATTAATAATGCCAATCTATGTAAGAAGGTTTTATATTAATCAATTAATAGTAAATAAAAATTAATCTATTTATTAATAAATTACTTAACTATGACTATAGATGAAATAATTGATTTGGTTAATAAATCTAAAAATGAAAATGATTTTATTGCAAATTTAAGAGATAAAAAAGATCTTGTTTCAGATGAAAAAGCTAGACGTTTTTACAATCAACATAAAATTAAAACAGAACCAAATAAAAGTACGGGAGGTTCTAATAATTCTAGTAATAGTGATACGGTTGGTGATTTTGCAGGTGGGTTAAATGATATATTAGATAAATTCCAAACAAAATCTAGATATAGTAATCCAGATTCAAATACGGGAAATATTAGTGATATTTTAAAAACTATAGAAAAAGGTGGTGTATCTTGGAGTACTGTACTTGGCACTATAAAACTATCAATGGGTGCTATTGTTGATCAGATTGCAAAAGAAAGTGACTTACATACTAATATAAATGAATCTTTAGGTGTCACTGGAAAATTATCAGAAGACACAAGGGATGCAATTATTCAATCTTCAGTACATGCGAAAGAATTTGGTTATGGTTTAGAAGACGTTGCAAGTTTATCCAAAAGTATTGGAGAATCAACGGGCAAATTTAATATGTTATCTGATCAACAAATGAATAAGGCGGAAGAAACTGCAAGGGCATTTGTTGGTACTTTAAATCAAATGGGTGAAACATTTAATCAATTTGAACAAGTTGGTATTGGGGCAACAAAGGCGATGGAAGATATCAATAATGCCGGTCTAACATCATTACATTTAGGATTAAATGCGAAAAAAACAGTTAAAGATATAAGTGAAAACTTAGGTAAATTAAATGAATATGGTTTCAAGAATGGTGTTCAAGGTTTAGCTGAAATGTCAAGAAAGTCAACTGAGTTCAGAATGAGTATGTCCGAAGTTTTTAAAGTTGCGGATAAAGTAATGAGCCCAGAAGGTGCGATTGATTTGGCAGCGAATTTACAAGTTTTAGGTGGTGCAATTGGTGATTTTAATGACCCATTAAAAATGATGTACGACGCAACAAATAATGTTGAAGGTTTACAAGATGCTTTAATAAAGAGTGCAAGTTCATTGGCAACATATAACAAAGAACAAGGTAGATTTGAAATAACAGGTATTAATTTAAGAAGAGCTAAAGAAATGGCTTCTCAACTTGGTGTTAGTATGGGTGAACTAACTAAAAGCGCAATCGCATCACAAGAAAGGATGGAAGGGATGGCTGAGATGACATCTAAAGCGTTTAGTGGTTTTAAAGATACTGATAAAGAATTTTTACTTAATATGTCTAGAATGGATAAAGGTGAAATGAAGATATCTATTCCACCAAACCTAAGAGAAAATTTAGAATTAAAATTTGGTGACCAATCACAGGTTGCATTAAAAGATTTAAGTGATAAACAAGCAAATGCATTATTGGAATATAAAAAACAAATTGAAACTATGGGTAGTGCGGAGGACGTTGCTAGAGGACAATTTAGTGCTATTGTTAATATTAAAAATTCATTGGACACCATAATACAATCACAGATAACTAAAGGTTCTAAAATGGTTATGGGTAGTGGTGATAATAGATTAGGTCTCAATAAAAAATTAGGAAATATTTCAAAAAGTTTGGTTGAAAGTTCAAAATACGTACAAAATAATGTAAATTTACCTGAAACTGCTGTTGGTGAAGTTAATAAAATAATTAACGAATTTAAAAATAGTGAAATATTTAAAACACTTAGTAATATTGAAAATTCGGCAGAAGAAAATGCTAAAAAAATGATTAGTGCAGTAAGTGAGGGTGTTTCTAAAGGTGGTGAAATAGTTAAAGAGGCGTTTAAAAGTATGTCTAATATTACAAACAATATCACTAATAATTACAATGGTGATTCGTCAAGTGGGAATAAAGGTAATTTTTTATCCCCAACTAAATCTAAATAAATAATATTTTTTAATATTGTCTATTTATTATAAAACACAATAATGCCAAGTTATTTAGATTTTAATACAACAAAAGTTTTTAGGGACGCAGTAATAAATAGAACTTTAAAACAACCTAATGGACCTCAAACATTTACAAGTGCAAACTATGTAGTTCAAGGTACTAATGATTTTCCTGATATCTATCAAGGTACGGTTGAAGATATTAGACCATCTAAATTATTATTAACACAAAATAGTAATATTTATAAACCAACAAATTATTTTATTAACGACACAATAGGTGTATTACCAAGGAAATCTAATTTAACATTATATCCTTATTTTGTCTCAAGTAAACATAATTTAATTGGTATAATGACAAGTGGTGATGATACTACTGAATCTGAATTATATCGTTTTGCAGCACATTACATTAAAACTAATTCAAATGGACCTGTTCTTTCTAGAGTTACACAGAACTTGGAATCCGCAACTATTGGTAGATTTAGATTAGCAGACGCATTAAATGGTAATACTGCAACAGCATTAAACATATTAACTGGTAGAGAACCTTTAATTGAACCAAATTATAAAGTTACTGTTTCAAATTCGTTGGTAGGTAAAGCAATTGATTTTGTTCAAACAGTTGCAGGAACATCATTACCATTTTCAACAATACCGGGTGATTATTTAACTGACCCAAGAAACCCTATTCATTATAGACCAACACCAAGTTCGGAATTAGGAAAAGTTGTTCAAGATGTTACTGGTGCAATTGGTTCATTAATTGGTATTCAAAGAAGACCAAAAACAACAAGAAAACCATCTGATTTATTAATTGAACATACAAGTAATGGTCAATTAAATAGATTATATGATTTATTATCTTATTCAAAATATGCACCTAATTATACAACAGTAGCAAGATCACAAAATTCATCTAAATTATTTGGTTTTATTGATAAAGTTGCTCAAGGTATAAAAAATGTTTTAGGTACAGAAGCACCAGCTGGTAAAGCGTATATCGGTGATGATAGATCTGATAATGTGATAAATGCAATGACAGACCAATTCGGAAGACCTGTTCATAGTACATATTATTTAGGTTTAAAATTTGACCCAATTCAAACAAATTATTTTGAAGGGATGAAGGGATTAAGCGAAGGTGGTGATATTGCCAGTAAATTAACATGGTATGGTATTAATTCAAGAAAGAATAATAAATTAGGTGTAAATAATGCAAATTATAAAACATCACAAGAAAGTAAAATTTTACCTACTCTTTCAACAAATACAAATTTTAGAGAAGGTTCAATATTATCAGTAACTCAAGAGATACTTAACACAATGCCACCAGGAGGACAATCACGTACTCATGTTGGTAATGTTATTGACCAAACTTCTAGAGTATTCAAAGAAGGTAATAAAATGTTATCAAGAGGTTCTGCAATTAAATATACTGAAAAATTTACTGGTATTGAAAGTGGTGTTGAGTATTGTAGGGTTTGGACAAAAGATAGACCATATTATACATATGCAGATACAATGAAACGTAATGCTAACATTAGAAAAATGGATGGTAGCGTTATGGGTGGGGCTAGTAGAGTTTGGAATTTAAATTATGGTCCAATAAGTGTAAATAATAAAGATTTTGTAGGTTCAACAAATTTATTTCCACGTACAAAAAGTTCTAATGAACCTGAAAATTTTTATGCTAAAAAATATATGTTTTCAATTGAAAACTTAGCATGGAGATCATCAAATAAACCTGGGTTTACTGTACAAGATTTACCTGTTTGTGAAAGAGGTAATAATGGTGGTAGAGTTATGTGGTTTCCACCATATGATTTAAAAGTTCAAGAAAGTAATGCTGCAAGATGGGAAAGTAATTCATTTTTAGGAAGACCTGAACCAATTTATACATATCAAAATACTGAAAGAAGTGGTACGATTAGTTTTAAAGTAGTTGTAGATCACCCAAGTATTTTAAATTTATTAGTTAATCAAGAACTTAAAAATAAAAGTGATGAAGAAGCCGATAATTATATTAATGCATTTTTTGCTGGTTGTAAAGATCTTGATTTGTATGAATTAGTACAAAAATACAAAACAGTAAGTGCTAGTGATTTAGAATTGATAATTGAATATATTAATAATGATAAACCAAATCAAGATATTGTTACAGAAAATAAAATAATTTTAGAACCAATTGTACAACCAGAACCAGATGTAAAGGTAGATCCAAGTCCAATCAAAGTACCACCATTATTGGTTCATTTAAGATTCCAAAATGATTATCCAAAAATACAAGTTAGCGATACTGCAAGTAAAGATAATTATGAAACTTATTATAAAGATATTTCTAGTGATTCATTTAAGACTAATACAAAAAATCAATTAATAGATGGTATAACAAAAATATATAATAATAGTAATGATTTAAAATCTATAAATGATAGGGATATTTTACAATTAACACCAGGAGATACTTTATCAAATTGGACGGCAAGTACAGTTTCATTACTTGAAAAAGTTTTTACTAGTTCAGAAACTGGATATAACGACTTTAAACAAAGAATGAGTGATTTAAAGAATGATTTAACAAGTGGTTTAACGGGTAATATTAGAATTGGTATTACTTCATCATGTTCTGCTGTTGCTGATAATACATACAATATGGCATTATCTGTAAGAAGAACCGATTCAATCATTCAAGAAGTTTTGGCATTAATATCAACAGGTACACAAGACAGTAAATTAAACATAAGTAAAGCAGATTTACCTGTAAAAGGTGACACCGATAAAATAAAAGAGGTGGTATATACATTTAAAGAGTTAGGTTTTTCTTTAAACCCTGATAAAACATTAACTTTCACAACACATAGTAAAGGTGAAACTGCTGAAAGTGATTTTAGTGGTGATTGTGGTAAAAAGAATTTTTATAACACTAATTTAAAAATTGCATCACATCTTGCATTTGGTTGTAGACAATCTATTGTTAATATTGAAACATATGAACGTAAGGATCCCAGTACAAACAAACCTAATGGTAATGATCCTACACCAAATGATATTAAATTTAGAGAGATAATTATACCAGGAGGTAAAAAAACAGTAAAAGAAAAACGAAAAATACCTATTGATATAATGAAAAGAATTATATCAAAAACATTAAACGAATCTTTTTATTTTAAAAAATTGGAAGAAACAGACCCACTTGTTTTTTCATCATTAAGAGAAAAATTAAAATATTTTCACCCAGGGTTTCATTCAATGACACCAGAAGGTTTAAACAGTAGATTAACTTTTTTACACCAATGTATAAGACCTGGAGATACTTTACCAATTAAAGGAGTGAGTGATGATAGGGATTTAAATGCACGAAATACAACATTTGGACCTCCACCTATTTGTGTTATCAGAATTGGTGATTTTTATCATTCAAAAATCGTAATAGAATCTGTTGGTATAACATATGATGATAACGTATGGGATTTAAATCCAGAAGGTATTGGTATTCAACCAATGATTGCAAATGTAAATTTACAAGTTAAATTTATTGGTGGTCAAGGTTTAGAAAAACCTGTTGAAAGATTACAAAATGCATTATCTTCTAATTTCTATGCAAATACTGAAATGTACGATGAAAGATCTCAGATAACAAATACAATGATGAATAATGGTGAGAAAACCACTAAAGAATTTACAAGAGAGTTTTTAGAAAAAATAAGAGGTAATAAAAATACAGAAGTAACGCCAAATACAACATCATCAAAAAATGAAATTAATACACAGCAGTATATTGGAATTACCGATAATAAAACAGATGATTTAACTGGTTTACTTGATGGTGATGGTGGATTATTTAATGCGACAGAAAAATATTATACAAATTATAAGGTGATATATAATTCTTTATTAAAGAATTTTGGTCCTAAAGTAATAAGTGTTTTATTATCACCAAAATATAGAACAGTAAATACATATGAGGTATCGACACCGACATCAACAACTAATATTAACTTATTTGGTAATTATAGTGATGGTGTTGATTCTAACACTTTAATTAATGATTTTGGGGATAGTTGTTTAAAAACAATAAATAATATGACTGACTTATCTTCAATATTTGATTTCTCAAGTAGTGCGTTTAAAAACAAAGTAGGTTTAATTGCTGCATCGAATGACATTTTAAAGAAATATCTACCAACAATAACTAGTTCGAGAATAAAGAATGACTTAATTGCTGATACTGGTTGTAATGATTTTTTATCATTCAGAAACACATTGATTAAATCGTTGGATAAAGTTAATTTTTTAGTTAAATATCACTACGATGGAAAGGTAGATAAAGAAGGTACAACCGGAAAAAAGAATACATTAGATGGATTTATGATCGATGATTTTTATAATCAATATAGTAATGTTATTAATTACATAACAAATACTAATAGTTTATTATATGATAATTTAGATGATGGTATTGATTTTAATACACCAGTAGTTAGTGAAAGTGATTTAAAATCAATTTTACAAGTATTATTAGTTAATGAAAAAAATAATATTTTAAATCTATATAAAGCACAACCTACGACATTCCCAACAAAGGTAATTGATGATATTGAAGGTAATTTAAATGATTTTTTTAAACATCAACCAAAGTTGATAAACTTTAAATTTAAAAAATATCCAAAAAGAACAAATAGTAAAAAATTATCATATAATATTACGACTGAAGATTTAATTGTCGATCAGAATATGTTATCTGATCTAATTAAATTAAATTCATCAAGTAATGTTGAAAAAAATAAATTAAATTTTTATAGAAAAAAATAAACATGAGTAGAAATTATTTTAATAGATATCAATTTTTCGAAGAACAAGGAAGTTTTAGGATTGTACCTGGTATAGAAATACCAATTAAAGGCACTGACAAATATCTACAATATAAAAAAGGTAAAGATAGGTTAGATAAAATTTCACAACAGTATTATCAAAGTCCAGTTTTTGGTTGGTTGATATTATTATCAAACCCAACCGCGGGAAGTATTGAATTTGAAATACCTGATAATTTCTTATTAAGAATACCAAACCCATTAGTTACCACTTTACAAGATTACAAAAGTGCAGTAGATTTATACACATTATACTATGGCAATAAATAATTTAACAAATTCTGAAGAAATTTTAATAAAAGTAGATCAAAACAATTTAATTTGTATTGACCCAAATAGTGTTGTGGATAGTGATGGAAATGTACAACCAAGAGGAATACAACAAGAAAACTTAGTTATGTATGTTAATCTTGAGGCTGATTTAGTACCAAGAACAACTTTAATTAATAATGACAACAAAAATACTATGGTTAGTATTGCTGGTGGTCAATTAAATTTCATGAGAAATCAAAATGGTCAAGATTTTGATAGTACTTGGACTGACACATATACACCATATACCAACGAATCGTATGGAAGTCAAAATAAAATGTCGGAAAATGAAAATGGTATTAACCCACATTTACAACAAAAATGGTACGATACCTCAGCACAATCTTTTGGTATTGATAGTGTAAATATTACCATTAATTCTGCTGCGATTCCTAGAGTTAGTATTATGTTTATTGATGTTAGAGGTAAAACAATGTTTGAATCTCCTGAGAATTCACCATATAAAACATTTTTTCATGTACCTTGGCCAATATTTTATTTAACAGTTAAGGGATTTTATGGAAAGGCAATTAGATATAGATTACATTTAGTTAAATTTTCTTCAAAATATAATGAAAGTAATGGTAATTTTGAAATATCAACAGATTTTGTTGGGTCAACATTTGCATATTTGAGTGATATACCTTTAAAAGGTATTCTTAATGCTCCTTATATGTTTTCAAGTGAAAGTACCACAAAACCTGTTTTTAACCCAAGTACAAAGACATATGATAAAAAGGTTTCTAAAACGGCAAGAGGATATTCAATATTAAAATCAGTATATGCTGAATATAAACAAAAAGGTTATCTACCAGAAGATTTCCCTGTTAAAACATTAAGAGAGATTGCTGTTGTTGCCCAAACATTAGATAAACTATTTGAATCCGAAATATTATCAGAAGTTGTAAATGTTGAAATTTTTAAGGTATTAAAAGAAATGGGTGATACAATTCTTGCATTTGATAATGATGTCAAAACATGGGCAAGAACCACCTTATCAACACAAAAAGAACTAAAAAATGGTGATGATTATTATTACCTTTTGGGTACAGTATCTGACAAAACAAGTTCGGCAAAAATAATTGGTACAACAACAACAAATACTTTAGAATCTATTATAACAAAATATAATAAACAACTAAAAGAGACACAAACACTTGCAAATAAAATAAAACTAACAAGCAAAAATAAAATAGATTTAACTAAAGTTAATGTTAAATTAATTGGTGAAATTTCTAATTATTATATACAAGTTGGTACAAATTATTTAGTTGCGATTGATAAATTATATAATCAAATACAAGAAATACACAGAACATTTGAGGAACAAAGGGTTAAATTTGAAAATATCATTGAAGAAAAGATGAATGATATTGTTAAAGACCCTAAAAAGGGTATTGGATTTTCACCGACTGTTAAAAATATATTCGCTGTTTTATTGGCAAATGCTGAGGTTTTCATTAGATTAATGAAACAAACGCATGCTTCTGCTTTTGATGTATCTGAAAAAAGAAAAAATTTAATAAGTAATTTTTCAACAGAAACAATTGGTGAAAATATATATCCGTGGCCAGAAATAAAAAAACAAATTAATAACGATCAAAAAGTGCCAGTTTATCCGGGTAATCCTGACATGATTTCTAAACTTAAATCTGATGATAGTACTTTATGGCCTGAAGTAAATTTTGTTGAAAATTTTCATGGTACTGCAACACAAAAATACGATCCATTGGGTGAAAAAGAAGGTGGTGTAAATCAGATTAATTATATTTTTGATTCTAATTCATCTGAATACAATTCAAGTAAAATTGGTTCTATATCTTATTTAAATAAAAATATACCATATAGTGAACAAATACCGACATCAATATTGTATGAGATTTATGAAAGAGCATATAATTATACTTTTTTTGATTCGTTTAATACTAACACGTTAACAGAGTTAGCTAAAATTGAATTTGAAAATTTATCAAAATCAATAAAAGAAAATGATGAAATTACAGTTCTTCTACATGATAAAATAATAAATAGAAATACGTTACTAACATATTTAAATACTTATTCACCATTACAGAGGTATCCATATTATCAAGATAATTTACCTACAACAGATTATTTGGTAAATGCAATTAGTAAACCATTTAAAATTGAACAATATATACCACATAGTGGTATAAGTACAGATTATCAATATCCAAAGTTAAATGAAAATTTATTAAACTATACCGTTGATGACGATAGAAAATATATTTATCCGTTTAGTTCTGATTTATATCTTTCATATCAAAACATTTCAAAAAATAATTACCAAACAAACAATATTTCAATAGATGGTAATTTACAAGTCGATACATTAAACGGTTTTATTTGTTCACCTAAAAAACCAAAAAATTGGGTTAAAATTGGTAATAATAGTGGATATACTGAAAATTTATTTAGTCAAAAATTATTAATAGGGTATAGTCAAGTTAATATTTTAAACACACCATATTTTCATAAACAACTTTATAATGATTTTAATAATGGAGTTAATTATGGAAAGTATGCTGGTTCTGCATATTTGTTATTAAATTCATTACCATTTTATGATTTAGAAGATAAGTTAAATTTTAATATTAATAAAAGTAGTATCAATATGGCAACATTATTCAAAGAGGTTGGTGCTACTCATATGATACCATATCACTTAATTGTTAAATGGGGTTCAATATATCATAGATATAAAAATTATTTATTAAATGGGGTTGATATTTTAGATGGGTTTTTAACAACAGGTAATACCACAACAGTAGTACCGGGAAAAACATTTTTTAATTATAACCAAACAGGATCAACATTTACATCGTACACTATATCAAATATCGATATAGTGTATTCAGGAAGTACATCAGACCTTGGAGTACATCCGTATTATGATGCCATTTATCATAATATTGTTAACAATTATGCACATTATGACATTACGACTGGTAATACATCATTTAATTCAAATGTAACAAGTAACATAATAAATGGTAGTTATAAAATAAATGACAGTAAAAGATATTGGACAAGTTTTGTTGATAATTCTAAATTTGATAGTGAAGATAAAAGATACACTTTTTTACCATCTAGCGGAGGTAATGACATAACTAGTAAAATTTTTTCAAAAGGATATTTTACACCAAAAACAGAAATAAATACTGAATCATTTTATGATGCGGAACAAACAAATTTAAGATTAATTTGGTCAGATGAAATTTTGGATGTGACAAATGAATTTAGTGGAAAAACTTTTCCATCATATGGGCAATATAATAGAACATATAATAGTGGAAATACAAATGATAATTTATATAGTATTAATACAAATTTTAGAAAAGTTATTGATTTAATTGGTACGTTTAGTCCTTTAATACTTGATGACTTTGAAAGTATTTTTTTAGAATTCGCAACAGAAAAAATTAATTCTTTAGCGCCATTTATTAGATTTAATAAAGTAAATTATTATAAATTCCAAGATTTATTAAAAGATATTGTTTCAGTTACAAAAAATGATGGAGATAGTAATTTAAGTATTGATGATTTGATAACACAATTAAAAACAAGACAAGTTACCAATTTAAAAGAAATTACTAATAAAATACTTTCTACTGAAAATTTATTATCTTTCACAATTACAAATCCAAAAGAAATAAATCCATACATGTTTGAAGGTTTTATTTTAGGAACAACTGGTAATACCTTTACTTATTTACCGTTTAATATCAGTCAAGTAACACCAATAAATTTAGAGGCAATTAAATTATATATTGGTGAAGATATAGATAATTATTATGTTAATTTCTTTAGTGTTAATAATGTGGAATTAAATATAGAAAATATTAAAATATTTAGACCATTAATATTATCATACGCTGGTTATGTTAATAATGGTAATGTAAATAATAGTATAAGTTTTAAAAATTATTTGGCGAATAATATATATGGTAAGAGTGCGGTAATACCAAAAAGTATGGGTTTCACTAATAGATTAAATTTTTTCTTAGATGTATTAATACCTCAATTTAAAAACTTATTAACTAGTACAACAAATAAAAGAATTGATATAACTGGTGGTTATAATATTGATGGTTTAAAATTAGAACTTTATAATTATTTTAAATCATTAAACGATAAATGGATTGCGGGTAATTCTATTGGTCAAAGAAATTTAATTGAAGAATTTCTATTTTTAGATAGGGCAAATAGAGATATTGGAGATAGGTTTTATTTAAATTTAGAAAGAATAAGTAATTTAATGGATGATAAAAATATTAACCAAACATTGTATAGTGCGATTTCAATTTTAATTCAAGATTCAGGATTAGATATGAGAGCGTTGCCAGCATATGTTAATTTTTATGGTACAAATTTTTCAAATGTAAGTAAAATCACACCATCTAAAAATGTGGCTAAAAACTTATTTGGTACATTTTTAGAAGTTGATTATCAAGAATCTTCACCAAAAATAATAATTCAATTAGTTTCAGGAGCATCAAAACATCCATCAGATATGGATAAAAAGGTTTATAAGTTTGCCGATGATAGTTTTAATATTTCGAATATTAATAATAATCCATTAATTGTAACATTACCAGAAGTGTATTCACCAGGTGTGTTAGCAAAATCAAATAAAGTTGTTGCATTTGAAGTTAGTTTTGGTGATGAAAACCAAGGTATATTTAAAGGTCTAACACTTAACCAAGATAGTTTAAAGAATACTACCGAGGCATTTATGGTTATGGAAAATTTAGGTAGATCTGAATCAGGAGCAGGAACATATAATGTAGATGTTGGTTTATTTGAGTATTATAGACAAGCATCATATACTGTTACTGTTACATGTATGGGTAATGTAATGATACAACCAACAATGTATTTCTATTTAAAGAATATCCCTATGTTTAAGGGGTCTTATTGGGTTATGGATGTTAGTCATTCAATTAAAAATAATTCAATAACTACAACCTTTAAAGGGGTAAGAATGCCAGTCTCACCGTTTCCAGATCCTAAAGACTCATTTTTATCATCTTATAGAACATTATTCGATAAAATTAAAAATGTTGCAGTAAGTAAAGTTAAAGAAACAGACTTAAAAAATACAACAACAACTATTAATGTAACAACCAATCATGGTAATTTTAAAACAGATCCTGGCACATTGTTAAAATCAGAAACAATCAATATGATTATGAATTTAGATGCTGGTGCGAACGCATTTGGTGTACATTATAATGGAGATGAAAATGTAGACACAACAGTTCAAAGGATTAAATTTACAAATAATCCAGATGAAATATGGTTAAGAACAAGGGTAGTTAAAATGGGTGGAGCAAAATATGATGTAAAAGATAATAATGAAATGCAATTAATCAGTTTATTGGACGCTAACCTCAGAGCGATAAATCCTAGAAAATTACCTTGGTCTGAGGTTAAAAATACTGGACAATATTTCTTTGCGTGTAAATTTGATTTACATTATACAACTCCAGATTATATTGCTGCAGCGACCACAACATTTTATAATCCAAATACAAAAGGTGATATATTTATATTACAACCTAATTATCAATTAGATAAAAATAACGGTAAAATACAAGTTCAAGGGGCAATTGATATTATACCAAATAGTTTAAGTTATGGTATGGTCATGTCAGGTGAACTAATGAGAAAACTGAATTTACATGATAATGATGTAGTATATTTCAAAATAGAAAAAAAATAATTTTATTCAATTTTTGAGATATTTATAATAAAACATTATGGATAATAATAAATTAAACAATTCATTAGATAAATTTTTAAACCCAAATGTGGTTAATAGTTTTTCTAATAATGGAAAAGAACAAGAAGTTTGTGATTTACAAACTGGAGAATGTTATACAATAAAATCTAAAGACGGTATCGTTGAAAGAATAAATAAAAGATTCATTACCGAAGACGGTAGACAATTATTACAAGACTAATTACTATGTTAGAGAAACAATTACACGAAGAATTATTGCGTTACAGAGAAATCAATAATTACGGAAAAAGATTTATAAATGAACAAGCAGACCCAACTGAATTACCACCAGCACCAGGTGGAGACGTACCTCCTACAGGAGATGTTCCACCACCAATAGGAGATACCACAGTACCACCAACAGGGGATGTAGGAGCACCACCGACAGATACACCTCTACCTGAAGAAGATTCAACAGAAGAGATTGATATTACTGACTTAGTTAATATGACTAAAAATATTAAAAAAGATATTGATACAAGTAAACAAGATCATGGTTCGGTTATATCTAAAATGGATGATGTATTTACTAAACTAGATGACTTAGCAGCAAAATTATCTGAAATGGATGCGGTTATTCAAAAAATTGATCAATTAGGTGATGAGGTTAAACAAATGAAACCTGAAACTCCAATTGAAAAATTAGAAATGAGATCATTAGATTCATACCCATTCAGTCAAAAACCAACTGATTTCTTTAATCAGAAACAATCTGAAATGAAAGCAAGTGGTAAAAATGAATACATATTAAGAAAAGACGATATTAGTAACTATTCTAAAAACACAATAAAAGATACATTTAACCAAGAAAACGAAGACGATGAATATAGGTTCTAAAGTGAAATTCTTCATGGAAATTCATGCACAATTTAAAATTAACCATTGGCAAACTAAAGGATTTGCAAGACACGAGGCATTTGGCAATATCTATATGGAACTTATTGAATTGATTGATAGGTTTGTTGAGGAGGCCATGGGTAAATACGGTAGATTTACATTAGAAGGTGATGATCAGACACTTGAATTAAAAAATTTAAGTGAGATTGATGTTAAATCAATGATTAAGACTATCAGAGAAGCACTAATACAATTTACCGATGAATTTGACGAGACAGATACTAACTTATTAAATATCCGTGACGAAATGTTAGGAGAAGTCAATAAGTTGAGTTATTTGTTAACATTAGAGTAAGAGAAACTTTATTTTTAGAAAACTATTATTACATTTTTTTTATTGATTTTATTTTACTATATTTGATTTATTAGAAACATTTTTAAACAATAATTATGAGTACATTTGACGCGGTACTGGCACAGTACGAAAAAAACAAGAACGGTTCTTACAATGGAGTCCCACAGATGTCTGAAGCAGACAGATTAAAAAAGTATTTCAACACGGTTTTACCGAAAGGACAAACCACTGGTGAAAAAAGAATCAGAATCCTACCTACTAAGGACGGTTCAACACCATTCGTTGAAGCTTATTTTCACGAAATTTTTGTAGATGGAAAGAAAGTAAAACTTTACGACCCAAAACAAGATGGTAAACGTTCTCCTTTAAACGAAGTAAAGGAAGGTCTATTAATGACCAAAAGACAAGAAGACAATTTATTGGCGAGACAATATACTTCTAAGAAGTTTTATATTGTTAAAGTTATCGACAGAGATAACGAAGCAGACGGTCCTAAGTTTTGGAGATTTAAACACGCTTCAAAAGGAGACGGAATCTTAGATAAGATTGTTCCAATTTGGAGAAACAGAGGAAATCTTACAGATGTTAATGAAGGTCGTGATTTAACACTTTCATTATCACTTTTAAAATCAAATACTGGTGGTGAGTACACCGCAGTATCATCTATCATTCCTGAAGATAAAGCACCATTACATACTGATCAGTTAATTGCTGATAAATGGATAAATGATGAAATGACATGGGATAGTGCTTATGCAAAAAAATCTGAGGATTATTTAGATTTAGTTGCCAATGGTGAAACACCAAAGTGGGATGCTGATTTGAAGAAATACGTTTCAATGAACGTATCTGAAGAAACAATTGGTACACCAAAAACACAAACACCAAAAATTGTTGACCCACAAGAAGACGATGAACCCTCAGATGATCTTCCGTTCTAATTAAAAAAATAATAAACTTTATGGCATGGACTTATTTATTATATCAATAATATGGTCTGTGCCATTTTTTTCAAACAAAGAAAATGGCTACAATTAAGAAAAAAGAAATTGGAGATTACAAAAGTAAGTATTCAAGTAAAACAAAATATAAAGAAGAGAATTTTTACTTTTGCGGTGATGCTTTTTTTAAAGCGTCAGGTGTACCAGGTCCTATAATGGGTGGAATTAATATGTTTTTAGGACATTCTAATTCATCAAAAACAACTGCAATGATTTTATCTGCTGCAGATGCACAAAAGAAAGGTGACCTACCTGTTTTTATTATTACAGAGAAAAAATGGGATTGGAAACACGCAGTTGAATTGGGGTTACAAGCAACAAAAGATTCTGATGGAGTATGGGACGGTGATTTCATATATAACGATACATTTGATTATATTGAACAAGCAACAGAATTTGTCAATGAATTATTAGATGCACAAGAAAAAGGTGAAATACCTCGTAATATATTATTTTTATGGGATTCAGTAGGTTCAATTCCATGTAAAATGACATATGAAGGTAAGGGTGGTAAAATGCATAATGCGTCTGTACTATCAGATAAGATTGGTATGGGTATTAGTTCAAGGATTGGAAAATCTAAAAAAGAAGATTACCCATATTATAATACAATGGTAATAGTTAACCAACCTTGGGTTGATTTGCCAGATAACCCATTTGGACAACCTGAAATCAAGGCAAAAGGTGGTGAGGCTATATGGTTAGCATCTACGTTGGTATTCTTGTTTGGTAATCAAAAGAAAGCAGGGATTAGTCACATTGATGCAACCAAAAATGGTAGAAAGGTTACATTTGGTACAAGAACAAAAATATCGGTTGTTAAAAACCATATGAGTGGTCTTTCATATAAAGATGGTAAAATCATTGCAGTACCTCAAGGTTATATTGAGGACACAAAAGAAGCATTGGAAGAGTACAAGAAAAAACATTCCGATTATTGGAATGGTATTTTAACTGGAACAGGAGAAGTAGAATTCACAGAAACACTTAGTGAATTTGAAGTGGAATAGTATTTTTTTAACAATAAATAAACATGAATGTCAGTATTACTGGTAGATGGTGATAATCTACTCACAATTGGTTTTTACGGTGTTAAAAACTATTTCTATAAAGGACAACATATTGGAGGAATTTTTCATTTTCTCAATACTCTTAGGAGATCATTTGAGACTTACAACTTAGATAAAATAGTAGTATTTTGGGATGGTGAAGAAGGGTCTAGAAGTAGAAAACTTATTTATCCTTATTATAAGGAAGATAGGAAAACTAAAACTAAGAGTGAGGAAGAGATTAACTCATACAACTATCAAAGATCACGTATACAACAATACCTTGAAGAACTATATGTTAGACAAGGTGAGTACAAGTATTGTGAAACAGATGATAATATTGCATATTATGTTCAAAATTCACCTAATGAAAATAAAATAATATACTCATCTGATGGTGATTTAACACAATTAGTATCTCCAAATACAAAATTGTTTAATCCATCACATCAAAAATTATATAATAATAATGATATTATTATATATGAACATCAAGAAGTTTTAATTGAAAATATTAAAATAATTAAGATGATGTGTGGTGATAAGTCAGATAGTATTTCAGGTATTAAGGGTCTTGGGGTAAAAACATTTTTATCCCTATTCCCTGAACTGAAAACAACTCCCCTTAGTGTAGACTACATTAAAGAAAAAGGTAATCTCCTTTTTGAGCAAAATAACAAAAGTAAGACAATAACTAATTTATTGACAGGTGTTACAAAACATGGTGTCTTAGGTGACGAGTTTTTTGATGTCAACAACAGAATAGTGAGTCTTGATGTACCGTTCTTAACGGATGAATCAAAAGAAGAGATTATAAATTTAATTAATGAAAATCTAGATTCTGAAGGTAGGTCGTATAAGAATACCATGAAGATGATGGTTCAAGATGGAATTTTCAATGTATTACCAAAATCAGAGGATGCTTGGATTAAATTTTTAAATCCATTTTTAAGATTAACAAGAAAAGAAAAAAACAAAAAATTAACAAGAACAATTAAAATTAACAATCATGAGTAACAATCAAGAGTTAACAAAGTTAGAGTTTCTATTAACATT